AATCCTTCTATTTGCTTAGCAAACGGATAATCGTTCCCACCTTCTTGCGTATCATCGCCAAAGAAGATAATACTATTATACAATGTTTCTAGCGGTTTGTACACCTGTCCTTTATCTCTTCCTTGTTCGCACACGTCAATACCAGTTTCTCCAGCTATTTGAGCAGAGTATGTATGGAATATCGAATTAAACTCACTTGCTAAAACTTCTCTCTCATTATTTTTTATGTCATAATCAATATATTGTTTTCTTTGAGCCTTAGTACAGCCTCTACCAAGAATAGAAAAATTCATCATACCTGGACGAAGGTCAATATGCTTCTTGCCGGTTCTATGTGGAAATCTACTTTCTTCTAGTTTTTGCTTACACCATTGTACCATTACTTTAGACATATTAAATTCAGGAACAGATTGAACTAACTTATCATTTACCCATAATTCATTGCCTGCGCATTGATAGGAACCTTTTACAACTTTAGTAATGTCTCCTAATTGTTCTTTTGTTTTTGGAAAGTCTGATCCTGTTATAAGGTAAACGTCGACCTTACTAGCAAGATCCATTATTATTTCCGCATGTGCAGGATCAATCTTTTCTCTACTTGGTGTTAACGTACCATCAACATCAAATACTAGACAGTTATCCTTTTTTGTCTGTGCTATAGCATCTGTTATTCTTTTACCTAAGTTTTCACCTGTTAGCTTTCTAGTATCAATATCTTTATTGATCCATATCTCGTGATCAGGCACTTTTAAATAAAGCATAGGAACGGTTTTGTGACCTTTCTTTTTTAGAAAGGCTCTAGCTTCAGGATCTTTAGTAATGTCTAAGGTTTGAAAGCCTTCGGCCTCGTCCATCTTACTCAGCATCCTTTTCATGATCTCACAATAGTGACATCTAGGTTGCGTGTATAATACTAACATTAGTTATGGTCGTCCTCGTGAAAACAATTAAATTGTAATTTATAGTATTCGTTTATTATATGCTTTTTCCAATTAGCATTATCTACTAGAATCTCACATTGAGCTTCTGTAAATTTTTCAGTCATCACATATTGATTACCTATATATTCCCATATGGTGCCATTATTACCCCACATGCTAATTACTAATACAAATTCTTTCATTACTTAAACTCTACGTTTGCCATTATCTCTGTCATACAAGCTACAACATTTAACTCATGGTCTGCCACAAAGGCATGTTTATATTGGTAGTCCGCTAATATAAGAACGAGTTGTGGTATTGATCTGCTAGCAACTACTTCTGCCATATTATCATATAATCCACGAAAGATAGATGAGGCGTCGACGTCCATATTATTAGCGACCCAATGCCTCATCTTCTTAAAGTCTTTTTCTTTTAAGTGCTTGGCGAGATCATTAATGGAAGCAGCGCCATTACTATTATCGTTACCATTAATGCCGCTATCACTAAATCCACCCCTTTGCCCTTCATTTAATACTCTCCTCCAATCTGGAGCATATTTCATAACGAGATCTGCCGCGGCATTTTTCTCGAACGTTACGCCTTCACGATCTAATATATTTATAAACCGTTTAAAGAACTCAGCAGCGAGCTCTGCCATTTCTTTTTTAGTCGTATTAAATTCATAAACGCCACACCGAGAATGAAGTGGCTCAATAATACGATTCTTAAAATTACAGGTGAGAATGAATCTACAATTATTACTAAACTCTTCAATAAAACCACGAAGAGCTGGTTGAGTAGACTGAGGATTTAAGTAATCTGCTTCGTCTAATATAACGACTTTAACGCCACCCTGTAAAGATACAGAGGACGCAAATTGTTTTATTTTACCACGAAGCGTATCAATGTTGCCTTCTTCTGAACCATTAATTACAATGTAATCTAATCCTAGTTCATCGCATAATGCTTTAGCAACCGTTGTTTTGCCTAAACCGGCAGTACCGGTGAAAAGCATATTAGGCAATTCACCAGTATCCACCATTTTCTGAAACACATCTTTTAATCGGGGAGGCAGTACTGTTTCAGAAATTACTTTTGGTCGATATTTCTCGACCCATAAAAATTCATTTGACATAGTCTTTCCTTCATAATATATTATAACACAGTTCAATAGGAAAGTACATTATTTTTCAGCTTGAGCCTGCTCCTGCTGATAGTTCTCTGCCATTTGAATTAATTGTACACATTGATCGCGAAGCGTACCAATAGTAGAAAGCTCTTCACCTTTAAATCCGCCACGTTGACACATGGTATCAACAACAGCAATCATACTACGAGCAGCACGATTTGATGTTTCATACATAGGAGCATGAGGATCGATAGCTGCTTCTGTTGTTTCTTCTTTTTTATCTGACATATTATACTCCGAAGGTTGATGTCTTTTCAAGGGCAATCCAATATTCAATGCCCATTTCTTTGTTAACAAAATGTGAAATTAGTTTAGATGAAATACCAACTTCGTAATCGCCCGGGATCATTTTCAGATTTGCAATATTAAACACGAAGTTAAAGTTATCTCCAGCAAATTCTCCACTCACATCAATAGAGAATGCATTCGATGTAGCGTTTTGACTATCAACAACTGATAGGCTTAGTACGCCGTCATTTCCTGTAATAGAAAGTTCTGAATGTCCAAGTGTTGACGCTGCTCTTTTAATACGACCTAATGTATCGTTATCTAAAATAAATGACACATCAGCCGGTGGCATTTTTACATCTTTAGTGGGAGTTGTCAACATCTCTGGATCAGAGTAAAAGTATTTGACACGAGAACGATTGCTACTATCTGTAACAACTACGTAGTCATTTTCAAATTTAAGTCTTGGTTCTCCGACAAGATTAATAACACCAAGAAACTCATTAAGATCATAGATGCCAAACTCTTGTGGAAAGTCTTCGCCAAGTGTGGCTGAAGATAACACGTTACGTGCTTCAGTCATTGTTTTGATTGTATTACCTTGTTGAATTACGATGTTAGGATTTATTGATGCGTAATTCTTCAATACAGAAAGTGTTTCGTCTTTCAGTTCCATTATATACTCCTTGATTATCTATCTATTATACCACATCTTCTAGGACTTGTAAATCTTTTATTTTACTAAAGTTCTTTTCTTTTACAAATTCTATCTTATCTTTAAATTTACCGTCAAGAATATCACCCTTGTGCGATATAATAAACGTATTCGAATTCTCATCAAGAGAATGTAGAATCTTCATTAGGTTCTCAACACCATCATGATCTAGGCTTGAATCAAACGTTTCATCAAGCAGTAAAAGATTAGTTGATATTGAATTTTTCATTTTAGCAATCATCCGCCATGTAAATAACAGAGCTAAGTCGATACGTTGCTTTTCACCTTCAGAAAAAGAATCGTATGAAAACTGATCTCTATGACGTGATCGAATCGTTTCGGTAAAACTTTCATCTAAATCAAAATGCACATAAAAATCTAGTATCTGCAAATATTGATTTACTAATTTATTAATAACAGGTATGTATTGTTTAATAATCTTTGTCTTGATACCAGTATCCTTGAGCATCTCTGACATAACATTATTGTAAGAATAATCTTCGTTTAGTTTAAATTTTTCAACATTAAATTCATTTACAGTATTTTCCATTGAATCAAGTTCTTCTTTAGCAGATTCAATATCACCTGTTTGATTTATTTCTGTTTCTAATTCCGTGATCTCAGCTTGCATACGACCAATAGATTGATTATTACTATTAACCGTAGACTGAATAGATCTCACGTTGTTTAGTCTTTCAGTAACCTTTTCTATATTGTCTTCTAACTCACCGGATTTTACAGACGCTTCTTGCATTGCGTCTTGGAGTTCTTTCGCTTTTTCCTTCGAGGATTGTAACTTAGCACTCCTGACGGACTCCGTGATTTCTTGTGAGCAGGTTGGACAGTTTTCATTTTCTTCGTAAAATTTAGATTCTTTAACGACCTGAGACATTTGTTGTCTAAACTGTCCACTATATTGAGTAAACGTTTGTTTGCGATCATGTAACGCATTGAGTTCTTTTTCAAGAGGACCTTGTTCGTCTTGGATCTGTGTCGTGAGCGTTGAATTTTCTTCGACGAGATTATTGAGTTCAGTCTTAAGTTTAGCAGCCTGAGCATCTTTCTTATCCTTAGCCGTTCTATTCAATGCTCTTAAGTCATTAATATATTTTTTCTGAGTTGTAATCTTATTAGATTCAACGTCTAACTGAAAAGACAAATCTTTCATTTTATCTTTCAGCCCAGTAGTTTTTTCTTTTAGAAGATTATTCATTTTTGAGAATACGTTAATGTCCAGAAGATCCTCGATCACATCTCGTCGATGTTGTGCAGGGAGTTGCATGAAAGGAACAAAGGAGGAGGACCCCAAGACGACAATCTGATGAAAACTTTTATGATTTAGCTTCAAGATGTTTTGCTCGAGAATCTTCTGGTACTCTTTGGAATGAGATGATTGATTAATCATATCACCATTCTTCCAAATCTCAAATACGTTTGGCTTTATGCCACGTATAATTTTATATTTTGCTTTACCTATTACAAAAGTTACTTCAACGATACAGTTCTTATTGTTGATAGTATTAATTAGCTGAGGTTTATTGATATTACGGTGTGGTTTACCAAACAAACCAAATGCAATAGCATCTAGCATGGTAGATTTACCAGCACCATTTTGGCCTACAATCAAAGTAGACTTAGATTTATCTAGTTTAATATCAGTCCAAGCATTTCCAGTAGATAGGAAATTCTTAAACTTTAACGATGTAAATACGATCATACTGTTTCGATAGCCTGTGCTTCAGTCATAAGATTACGCATAGAAAGTTTTAACCTGCCTTTATCAAGATCAGTTTCTACTGCTTCAATATACGTATCTAATAGTTCAGTCGTTTCTTCAATAGAAACAGATTCATCCTCTACGCTAGATCCTAAAAACTCATCAAAGTTCTCAGCAATCTTAAGATCGTGAATCTTTCTGTTCTGTATTCTGTCAATAAATCTATCAAATGTAAATAGATCTTTTTTATTGACAACAACTACCTTTACAAACTTACCGTCTAAATCAGTTACGTTATATTTATTATAATCTATTTCATCGTCATTGTACACTATTTTTTGAAATAAAGTGTTATTATTTTGTATGGCTTCTAGCTCACGTGTTTCTGTATCTAGAATATGAAAATGCTTAGGATCGTGTGCATCATTCCAAGAGAATTCCATTTGCGTGCCAAGATATTTCACATTATCTTTTTCAGACTTTGTGTGATAATGTCCGGATAATACCTTTTCAAATCGTGATAGTTGTTTGTGATCTAATCCATGAGGAGCAAGAACTCCACGTAGTACGCTAAACCCTGCAAACTCAAAATGACCGCCAATCCAATCACACTTAGCAGTCTTTAAAAACTCCATAGTCTTATCATGGTTCTCGTCACATATCCATGGTACCATACCCATCTTTAAAGAGCCATATTCCATAACTGTAGGCTCATGTATAATATGAACCTCATTCATATAATGTCCTAGTAGTTCTTTGAGTGAGTTTAAGTCATTAGTATTTTTGTAGTAAGTGTCATGGTTACCACAAATAATATCCATTGTTATTCGTTCTTTCCTAAGCCGTTCAAGAAATACATGCCGGTTACGGTTAAGGGCACGGAAATTGATAAACTTCCGGTGATCGAAGTAATCACCAAGATGGATAATATGGCTAATACCCCGTTCCAAAAGAGTAGGAAAAAATACATCATTATAAAATTTTTCTGCGTTATCGAGAAAGACGTCAGAAGAATTGCGAATCCCACAATGAGTGTCATTTATTATTGCTACCTTCATTCAAAAAAGCCTGTTAAATCAGAATCTACTTTTTGTACAGGTCTTTTACGTTTCTTTTCTTTCTTAGCAAATTCTTTTATTTCAGTATCGTAATCTTTAATTTTTTCTATTCTATCTTTTAGAGTATCAACAAAGTGAGCTGCTACGCTATTATCTGTTTCATCTAACAAGAAAGCCTCTACTCCTGATTGTGACATATATTTAAATTTAATATCTTGCTGTTTCTTTTCTTTAGCAATACGTCGTAAGAATGCATACCATGAAATCTGAGTAAAGTATGCAAATGCATTTGGTTTACCAGATCGTGTGGCTGCTTCTAGATTATAGTTTTCAATTGCTTTAAGGCAGTTTTCGACTGCATCCATAACCATTTCTTCTCGATAAGTATATCGTATAAAGTTAGATTTATAGGAAAGTCCTTCTGCAATTTTAAGAAAGCATGTAGCAATATAATCAGGAT